ACAACTTCTTATTCTACTAGCATTTCTAATGGAACGGACTTGTATATTAAAGAAGAGCAGATGGCAATTTATACCGAAAATACATTTCACATTGCCTGTACTTTTAACGAACATAATAGAAAATTAAATATTTATTTTAATGGTTCTTTAGTAAAAACAGATACTCATGCTACTGATTCTACATTTTCCTTTGCGAAAGAAAACTCATACATAGCGGCTAATGGAACAGGTTCTACGGGTGCGGGTTCTGCAACTACAAATAAACAATTCATGGGAGAGATTCACGAAATGTCTATGATGGGAGTAGATAGGAAGGAGTTCAAAGGCATTCATAGTCTATTGCCTAACTACGATAATACTTTATTTTATTTTAGATTTGAAGAGGTGGACTTATGAGCGATAGGCTAAACATACTTGCTACCGGAAAATGGAAGGAATATTATNGCGGCAGTGGAACTGCTAGTGGTTCTACTGCTACAGTTACTTCTGCGNCTACAACTAATCTAACCGCAGGAATGAAAGTTACAGGACATTCTAATATTGCAGAAAACACTTTCATTAAGAGTATTGATAGCAGTAGCCAAATAACTTTGAGTAAAGCGACAACAGGTTCCGTAGGAAGTGGTTGGAAATATACTCCGGTAAATTATGATGTCCCTACAAATCCCCACATGAATCTAGCCAAGACTCTATCTTCTACAGATAGACTTTACACAGGTATTTTTGGCAGTGATAGTAATACTAGTTTGGAATTTAGAGAAGTTGGAACTACTACTGCTAACACAGAAAGGGAAAACTTAGTAACTACTGAAGGATATAAAATAAAATGCTTTGATTTTATTTCCAATACAGGAGTTCAATTAATTGATACTACTACTAATTATACTGATAGTCTTTTTTCTAGTAATTATTATTTTGTTCTAATACATTCAGATGATGAAAACCTACACCATTTTGCTAGAATCACACAAGTTACTAGGGGCGATACCACAGGGGATTCTTTTGAGTTTGAGCCTAGATTGGGTAGGGAAATCCCCAAAGGAACTAAGTTTATGCTATTCAAAGGGCCAACTAAGGCTAGCAATCCTTTAGCAATATCCGCCGGAATTAAAATGAATCTACAATTTGATTTGTACTGTTCACGGCCATTGTTTTATTTCTTCGATGATTCTTTAGACAAAGATGGAGAACTANACCACGGTACAAAATATTATTCTTATTGTCAAACAACTAATAGCAGTGGAGTTGTAGATTTAGACGCAGGAATAAAAGCGACTTTTTTAACCGTTACAGAATATGCTGAAGATATTGTAGATTATAGCAGGTACAATTTAAGGGCTAAAGTTGTAGATAATCTAAAGATTTTGGACACACCCCAAACTAATACTTCTAATGAAGCCCATACTGTTCACGCTGTTGATTTTACAGATTATGATAAGGCGTTTCCTAATGCTAGAAGGGACGATGATGATAACCATACTACTCTACAATTCAGAGGCCCTAGAAGATATTTACATTACAAATATTCTCCCGATAAATCGAATCAAGCATTCGGAGTTTTCGATAATATTGTCTACGAATCTTACGGAAATAGAGGGGGATATGCTGAAACCAAGATAGCGGATATGTTTAGGATTCAGAATCAAAAGATTTCAGACAATGAACCATACAGAGTTAGGCATGTAGTCCATAGGGCAGATTTAGAAGATTGGTTTGATTTAGATGTGGCCGTACTTTCTGCTTCTTCTCCAACATATACCTTTACTACAGACTTCGATTTAGGTAATTTCCTAAACGCTAATGATGAAATAAAAATTGGTTCTAGATTATTCATTATAGATTCTATCGGTTCTTTTACTGCGGCTACGGGAACTACTCCTGCTAGTCACACCTTAACTTTGAAGCGTGGTTCTTCATCTAACAAATACAACAAATTAGATAATGTTGAGGGATTATTTTCTGACTCTTCAGACCCTACTATTTCGGTTGGAGATAAATTATATCGAAGGGCATACAATAGAACCGATAATACACTATTGACAGACTTCCCTCTTGTAGATGGTAGATTTGATAATTTATTTATTAGATTCGTTTCTAAGGATTATAGTTTCCTAAGAGGAACTGTTACAGCGATTGATGTAGAAAAGAAATTAATGACTTTGGCTTTCATAAACAAAACTTATGGAAGTGCCGCTAATAGTGCATTAGATTGGGTGAACGGAGAATACGAAATAGAAATAGAAAAGTTCAACGGTACAGTAGAAACTATTGACTCTTACCAAGAGAACGGCCAAAGAATTTTAGAAATATCGGGTAGGAATAATTACAGTAAATTGTTGTCACCAATAGTAAATGAAAATACTTTGCATTCTAAAGATATTATTTATTCTAGCAATAGTCCTTATAACGCAATTTCATTGATTACTAATAGTCCTATAATACAATGTTCATTTGATGAAAAGATTGTAGATTTTATTAGTGCTACTGATGGAAGTGCAATGGCNCATGGGTTTCATTCTACTAACGATATAGGAACTGATGTTTTTGCTTTCCATGAAGAACACGGAACCCTATCTTATGTTGGAAGAATAGCCGAAGTCACTAGCACAACTAGAGTCACATTAGAAAATTATTCTCTCGCAGAAACTAGTGAAAATAGGGGAACGGAAGAAGGTGACGATATTGGGGCTTATGCTACCAATAAAAATTATATTTTTAATAAGGCTCTATCTACTAATTCGTTCCAAAATACAAGTACAGATTTAACAGCAACTTCAGATAAGGGGTTGTTTTTTGAAAGCGGTCAAAGTATCACTAGTGCGGGGGCAGAATCCGCTACATTGATAGGGACTTCTGCTAGTGATGATGTTAGGGCATTAGGATATTATATTAGCGACATATCTAAAATAAAAAGCGATTCTGCTTTCCAAACTAGATTAGATGACAATGCCTCTAGCAAAAACTTTCAAGACTTTGATACGATAAATACATTAATTGATTTTTCAATATTGAGCGTTAAAAAATCAGATAATCAAACTTTAGTAGAAATCGCCCCACATATTCCTTTAACTTTAGGAAGAGTAGATATTAATTTTGCAAATACTCAAGATGTGACCTATACTGATTTAGGGGCATGTACTACGGGCACTTCCGGAAATATATTTTTTACAATGGATAAAGATGTAAGCACAGCACTATTATCCACGACATCAGACGCTAGAAAATATCACAATAAGCCAATATATGCAAATGGTACATTTATAGGAAAATTACTTTTATCTACCTTACATACAGACCATGATACAATCTATGTTTATTTAGATAGGAAATTAACTTCTACTATTAGTGGAAATACAATACAAGTATTATCAGAAAGCACCTATTTAGAAAGTAGTAAATTGACTCACGAATTAAATCTAATAAACGGAGGGCATCTACATACAGGTAAGATAATTTCTCTCATAAGCCCGTATGTCGGTACGGATAGTTTGAATAAAGTTCTACCTATGAATTATCGCTTATATTATAATACAATGGACGAAGAGTTTTCTTATATAGAAAAATACGGCCCTCCCCAATATAGAATAATTAATTTAGAAAAGGGAAACTACAATAAAATAACTACAACCCCAACAACTAATATTAAAGATGTGTCGCAATATTATTTAGAAACTTTGAGTAAAGTCCCTTATTATGCTAGCGCATATAGATTCTCTGCCAACCTTTCGGGATTCGATATAATAGGAGTTGGTAAGACGGGACATGATACCGACACCCACCTTCTTCCGGAGTCTAGAGGATTTACTTCAGTATATGGTTCTAGATTTTTTGATAGTGGCTTGCATCATAATGGGGCCTCTGCGGAAAGAGTTCTATTTACGCACGACCCCACGATAACCAATACACATGAAAATATATTTACTGCTAAAGACCATTTAGATTTACTAGATTACAAAGTATCTAGAATGTTCTTATTTGCTAATTCTGATTTATTACCTTACTCTTCTAAAAGATACGATAGCCTAATGTGCGATACTCAAACTAGAGATATTTCTAATTATAATTTCTTTGCTTTAGAAGAACCAATAGAGACTTCATCTTCAGACATTAAAGAGGGGATAGTAGGAAAAACGAATACTTTAACATTAAACGATTCTAACTATTCGTCTGCTTCTATTATTTCTGCTGATAAAACCATTTCAAGTTTGAAAAGATTCTCTATGATGAGATTAACCGAAGTTGTATTTGATTGGGCTTTTAACCAAATAGACCCCGAAAATATTATTTCTAAAGAAAGGGTATTGCCTAAAGTAAATTACAGTTATTTTAATTTTGTAAATATGTCTACTTTATTCGCAAGTACGGGGCAAGTTGCTACAGGAGACTACAATGACTATACAGTTACAGGTTGCTCTTATAATAACGGGACTACGATAACCCATTCTTCTAACACTTCCATAAAAGCGGGAATGCCGGTTAGCGGTGACGGAATACCAACGGATGCAACTATTGCTAGTATTACTGATGCTACACATTTTGAATTATCAGCGACTACTACAGGAGGAAGTAAATCTGGCGAAACTCTTACCTTCGGTTCTTATATTGCAACAGATACTTCTACCAATCCTAATACTTTAACAGGGCAGAGACAAATTATTGCAGATTCTAACGGTAGATATATCGGAGAAGTAGCGGCTACGGAAGGAAGTAGTAGTAGTTGGAAAATAGTTTTGATGGATAAGGCTAGGAAAACAAATGGAACTAACTACTTCGCAGGTGCTATATTTTCAATATCGGCTTTAAGAGATTCTAGCGGAGACCCTACCGACTATTCTATTCCTTTGACCGGACATGGTAAAGAAGATACATTTGTATTTGTAGATAGGGAAATTCAAATGTTGAAATCTATTGTCGTTAATGACATAGGCAGTTCTCATTATGGGCAGAATCCTTCTGCGTATTATAGTAAATATGGCATAGCATTGGATATGCAGGGTTCGGAGAGCGACGCTAGCGGCCATAGGTCGCCCAATACTTTCCTTCCCGTAGTTTTGAAAAACGGGAGTCCTTTCAATTCTACTCATACTAATCATCCTTCGCAATTCTTTGAACTTTTATTCGGTATAAATAGTGTAGATGAAAACGACTCTCCTTCGGGGGCAGATTGCTACTTAAATCCATTTTTACCTATATTTTTAGACAGGTTTGATGTAGAAAATGGTGGGGGAAGCACTGTTTCTAAGGGAACTGTTGGAGGGCCGATTAAAGCGACAGGGGAATTAGGAACCGCACTTAACTTTGAGTTAATAGGTCTAGGTCTACTCAACGACTTTGCAGAACATGAAGATGGTGTGGGTTCACATGCAAATAGAACATATGATAAAGATGCAGACGGAGTAATGATGGGATTCAAGCCACGATTATATCTAACATCTCCTGCGACTAATAGTGATAGAGCAATTGGTAATAGATTGGTTTATAATTATGCTATTGATTTAGATACAGATGTGACGAGTATCACTTACTTTGATGAAGATGATGGAGATAATTCAGTAGCCTTCCCTAACATAAATAGAAAATCTCTAAGATTAATGAATGACTTAACCGGATGCTATTTAGTTTCAGAAAAAGGAAAGTATTACGATGAAAATTTCACAGCCCAAAGTTATTCTGACTTATTAGCAAATACCCCTTCTATTAATGAGCAGACTCCTAATATTATCGCCTATGTAATATCTCACGAAATAGATACAACTAATTCTACGGAAAGGCACATACTTACTTTAGACAAATCTATAGTTACTGATTTTTATAGAATAATGCAGCCAAACCATACTTGTTTTTACGATTTCTCCCCGAAGAAAATTAGACTCAATACTTTATCTTCAGCCTATACTAAAGTTAGCGGGGAAGATATTTGCTACGACCCTCACGATATTACTTCTTACATGGTTAGAAATAAAAGTGGGGCTAGAACTTTTACTAGATTCCACAATACAGGGGGGAGAGAAGCGGCTCTTTCTATGTATGTAGCATTAGACCTCGATGCTCAAAGCGATAGTAATTATGTTATGCTGAGAGATGCCAATGATATAGAAAGCCTCCTTACTCCCAATGATGATTTGACCGTGGCAATTTCTGATGGAGATAATGCCTACAAAACTTCTATGACTTATACTGATAATGGTGACGACATAGGACATTTCTTAACATTCGACAAGATGAAAGAATCCCTAGGAGTAGTTTCTATTAGCGAACCTATCACCCTAACCGTAAATGGTAATTTGTCTAGTGATGCTAAAAGAGGAATGATTGGAACTGTTGCTAATATTTGTTATGAAGGAGATGAATTGATTAACGATTTATTGGAAAGTAATGACATAGAATTTACTAGCGAATCTAGTGACTTCCCATACTTCTTAGCACCAAACTACAAGGGAGTAGATTTGTTTTCCGCAATTAATTTAATTCTAAGTAAAAAGGAAAAAACTTTGATAGAAAAACCTGCAACTACTACAGTTTATGACCCAAAAGAATCTACCTTTAGTCTAGTCAATGAAACCTCCACTTCTAATTATCCTAAAGTTTTGATTAGTGATAATGGTGACTATCAGATTTACGAATATAAAAAGGCCAAAACTCTATTCGATTTCTATAATGAAATTATTGTTTATGGAAATGTGCATAAAGGAATTAGAAAGGATTTGAGAAGCATTCAAAAGGTTGGAAGAAAAACTCTAGAAGTATATGAAAAAGATTTGACTTCACAAGAAGCCGTTAATGAAAGAGCAGGAGATTTGCTAAGAGTTCATAGTGGAGATAATGTTAGATTAAACATTACAGTTGGACATAATAATATTAGTCAATTACAAGCGGGAGATGTAATCCAAGTAGAATTAGTGAAAGAGGGAATAGAATTAGATGAATATATTGTTTTGCAAATCCAACATAATTTCTTAGGTATGATGGATTTAGAATTAGGAAAATATAGCAAACAATTAGAAGATAGATTTGCAGAATTATTATCAGATAATAAGAAAATAAATGCAGATATAAGAGCGAA